AGCGACGACTCGAGCCCACCGGCCGGCATCTGGCCGAACTTCGTGATCGCGTCGACGTGCCAGAGCTGCAGGGTCGGCGTGTCGATGACGGACAGATCCATCTGGTGCCTCCCTATCTGGCGTAGCGCGAGGTCCGCGCGGTGCGCGGCGCTTGGTGGACGGTGACGAGCGGGCCCGGCGACGAAAGGCCGATCGGCCCCGCCGTCGCAGGCATCTGCTCATCCTGACGTATGCGGGTCGGCGCTTCCCCGACCTCGCCTTGAAATGGCAGCGAGACCGTCTCAGCACGCTGGTTCAGCTTCAGCCCGAAATGCAGCAGGCCGCAGAGCGCTGCATAGGCGTAGACGCGAAGGTCAAGGGCTTCGTTCCGGCGCTTGCCGATCAGCTCCCAGACGCGGAAGCGTTGCCCGCCCACCGTCTTCAGCACCGAACGCTCGGCCAGAAGCTGCGAGAAATAGTTGGCGTCCCGGTCCACCGGGAAGTGCATGTAGCCCGGCCCAGGCTTGTCCAGGTGCAGCCGCGACCGGATGACGTCCTTGGCCGCGTTTACGCCTAGAGTGATCGGGCGGAAGCTCGACTTCGTCTTTGCCGTTGGGCGCTTCGTAGGCCAGACCGGAGAGCGCTTTCCGCCCTGCGCAGGCTCGCCTCTGATGGCCCAGATCTTCCGACCGAGGCGCGCCCTGGCGAAGCCGTAGACGCGCTCTGTATGGTGCCCGCCGCTGTCGATGCAGGCCGCGGAGATATTGAACGGCCTACCGTCCCCGCGAAACCAGCGGCGTTTTAGGTAGGTGTCGACCGCATCCCACAAGGCCGGAGTGTCCGGGTCGCCCTCGAAAACCTCATGTGCGATCGACCAGCTCTCTTCGTCTCGCCCCCAGCCGGCGACCTCGATCTCGACGCGGTCGTGCTGGACGTCTAGGCCCGCCGTCAGCAGGGCCACGCCGTCCGGCACCTCAGCCTCGAAAACCTCGCGCCGGGCCAGCAGCACCATTTCCGCCAGGGCCCGGTCGCCCTTCTCTTCGTAGGGCTCGCCCAGCACCAGATTGAAGAAGGTCTTCCGCAGCAGCGGATCGTCCTTCACGTCCAGCCATTCCTTCACCAGAGCGGGCCAGGCCGCGTTCGGGTGCAGGCTGTAGCCGGCCCAGATATGAAACCCCGGATGATCGCCGGCCGGGTTGGTGGCCTCCCACCCTCCGGCCGCCACCATGTCGGCCTTGTCGGCCTCCTCGATGACGCAGCCGTTCGCCTTGCAAACGTAGAACGCCGTGTCGGCCAGGCTCTCGCCGCGCTCGTTCTTCCGCCACTTGAGCCCGTGCGGCGTGTCGGGGCCGCCCCACTCCAGGTGCTGCCGTTCCCCGCATTGCGGGCACGGCACCTTGAAGCGCCGCTGGTCCGACCGCAGCCAGTCCTTCTCGATGCGGCTCTCGCCCTTGGTCGTGGGCGTCGAGCCCTTGATGATCTTGCGATTCCAGAACGTCTCGCTGCGCTTCGTGCCCAGCTTGATCTGGTCGCCCTCGTCCCCAGCGCCCGCCTTTGGGTAGCCGTCCACCTCGTCGAACAGGATGACGCGCGCCGTGATGCGCCGAAAGCCGCCGGGGCTGTTCGCCCCCACGAAGGACACCGACGCGCCGTTGCGGAAGACCCGCTTCAGCAGCTTCTGCTTGGCGTCCTTCGCCTTCAGGTCGCCCGTGATCGCCGCCAGCACCGGGGTGTCCCGCAGCATCGGCTCGATCTCGGTGCTCGAGTAGTCCTCGGCGTCCTCAACTCGCGGCTGCACCGCCAGGATCGGAGAGGGATCCTGGTGGATGTAGTAGCCGACGATGTGGTCCAGCACCTTCGTGAAGCCGACGCGGGCCGACTTCATCACGGTGACCTCGGTGACCGCCGGGTCGGTCACGGCGTCCATCATGCCGATCTGGTAGGCGTAGGCCTGAAATCGGCCCGTCTGCGCACTCGTCTCGCGGCTCAGGGTCGCGTACCGCTCGGCCCACTCGCTCAGGCTCAGTGTCGGCGGCGGGGCCAGCGCCTTGCGCCGTGCCTCCACCAGAGCCCGGCGCAGCGCCTCGATGCCAAGCGTGTACCGCCCCGGCTCAGTGTCGGGGACCGTCTCCATCACCGGTCAGCTCCTCCAGCGCCTCCGTGACGGCAGCCGACAGGGCGGCTTGAATCTCGGGCAGCGTCTTCAGCCGGTGAAGCCTGGGCGCCAACTCGGCCGGGATGGCGAGCAGTCGCGTCCGGACCGCGGCGTATTCCCGCGTCACCAGATCCGCGACATCGGCGGCCGGCACAACCGCGCCCGCCTTGGTGTCGTATTCGAGCTGCCGGAGCCGGGCGAGGTAGTTTTCCTTCAGCTGCTCGGCGTCGGCGATCGAGAGCAATTTGCCCGCGGCGGCGCGCGATGCGATCTCGGCGGCAACCGCGTCGGCCCCGGCAACCTCGTCTGGCAACTTTCCAGCTTTGCGGTTCGCGGCCCGCCAGCCCGTGCCGACCAACGCGTCGTCTATTTTCCCATCGTGCAACCGCGAAAGGTGGCCCGTGGCCACGGCTTTTTGAACTGCGGTGTGCGAGATGCCCTCGCGCCGGGCGAACTCGCGGATGGAGATCCCCGGCAACTGGCAACCCCTTTCAGAATATTTCAGCTAGACGAGACCCGAGGTCCCAAATCCCCCGCGCTTTCCAAGGCTTAAGGAAGGACCCAGACCGGGGGGCCATCCAGCTATGCACCAAACGCGCGGCGCTCCATCGGATGGCCGCGCCAAGCGCATGGCTCGCCGGCCCTCGCGCCTCGGCTCTACCGCCGCGCCGTCCGCAGGGCCTGCCGCATCGCCTGCTTAAACGCGGCCGGCAGCGTCTTCTTCACCGAGGCCTCAACGCGCGCTTTGAACTGGAAGCGCGGCTTGTACTTGAAGCGCCGGTACATGAAGGCCAGCGCGACCTCGGCCCCCTCGGCCAGCCGCCAGAAGAACCCGGGCCGCTTGCCCACCTTCCCGACGAACACGTCCTTCTTCCGCTTCTCGCGCTTCAGCGTGCCGCGGGGCAGATTGCCATAGGCGTCCCGGGGAAGCTGGTCGGTCGCCATGAGGAGCGGCCGCTTCTGCTTTGGCCTGGCCTCGCCGCCGGTCTCCTGCATGGTGAGATAGCCGGCCTGGATGTTCTTCACGAACACGCGCGCCTGCAGGTTGCGCTTGGTCGCCGCCT